CTAGGGAAGTCTTGAATGAATGAGATAACATTTTCTTGAATAATATTTGGTTTCTTTAAATATAGAAACTTTACTTTCTCACCGTTACCAATGGGAGAGTATTTATTATCCAACTTTTTCTGCTTCACATAGTGATTGAAAAGCAATGCACCCCGTATATGTATAGGAGTTCCTTTTGAGTATATTGTAGAATGTGCTCTATACTTTTGCAGATTATTTGCTGTTCTTGGAAAAGCAATATCTTCTGGTGGAAGTGCCTTAAATTTCTTACGTGACTCATCAATAAAATCAATTACTTCTTCTTCAGTTCCATTCATCATAAGTTTAAGAGCATCTTTAATCATTGCTCTACAAGGTGCTGGTGTGGAGGATTTAACTGCCTCAATACCCATCATCTTGAGTTTAGGTTCTTCATATCGAACACCCTCACTATCCCATACATTTAGGATGTATCTTTTCTTAGCAGTCCAGATACCACGTTCAGCAATATTCTCCCTCTTCATAACCATCTTCTGGTCATAGGCATTTACGTAGTCGGCCAGTTCTTGGTAAGAACCTTCAATAAAAGGCTCAAATTCATTTTCACACACCTTATTAAGGAACGTGACAACGCTTTCATTAGTTTTCTCTCTTCCCTCGTATACACGGTCAACCAAAGGACCAAGATTAAGGTAAATGGAATCAGTATCCGAAGCAATAACATAATCAACACCTTCTGTTTTTAAGATCCTATTGATCTTTTGATTCATTTTATTTTCTATCCAACGTATGGATACTTGGCCAGACAGAGTAATGGCTTCTGCATTAGCAAGTTTGTAATACCGAAAGTACTGATTGCCGATAGCACCATAAGCAGAGTTGAGAGATATCTTCTTCGCCATCTGAATATTGTTACATCGAGCAATCTCCTTCTCCAATGCTTCCGTGGGAGTCTTCTCATACTGCTGCTTTGCCTGAAGCATCTTCCTCTTGAAGATAACTCTATCCCCGTACATCTTGTCCATAAGTTCAGGCAAGAACCCACGCACATCCTTCCTATATTGTGCTCCATTCGCACAAACTGCATAATCTCCATCAAACTCACACTCCTTATTTAAGATCCCTTCAACGCTCGCACTGGGATGTCTAGTCTCCCTGATGGTCTCTGGACTGATATTATATTGCATAATAAGATGAGGATACAGACTGTTGAGGTCAAAACTAACCACCCAATCATACTTTCCTGGAATCGGTTCCTTGACATAAGCACCTGCGTATTTGTCGTTTTTGTCAGATCTATTCTTAGGAGGAATAACTATATTCCTGTTCTTCAAATAGTTATAGATTATGGTATCCCACATCCGCACTTGATAGAACACATCCTCATAGTTCACCTTGGCTTCATATGCCATAGTAAGAGCGAGTTCAATCAACTTCATCTTGCTTTCCATACGGTCAACAAGTTCCACGTCAATTATATTATACTCTACAAACTTTTGCCAACCCTTTGTGTAGAAATCTTTAAATGTATCAAACTCAGAGTGATCTAATTTCTTCTGTCCCAGTTCTACACTAGCAATATAATCCAACCTATAAGACTCTTGTGCTTTATAAGTAAACTTCTTATATAAGTCTAAGTAGTCCAACTGTGATACACCACCAATATCATAAGATATTTGTTCACGTCCCATGATAACAGTTCTATTTTCTGTTATCAGTCCCCAAGGAGACATTCTCTTCATTAACTTCTCACCAAGGATTCTTTCAATCCTACGGCACATATATGGAATATCATATAACTTACTATTCCATCCAGTAATAACTTCTGGTGTATTCTCTTCTATCATCCACCAGTTAATGAAATTACTTAGAAGTTCATACTCTGTTCTAAATGATTTGTATGTTACATTCTTCTGCTTATTCTTAAATGGACCTAAACCCCAAGTAATTATTTGTTTAGTAGTATAATCTTGTATTGATATAAGAAGTATTTCTTCAGCTGCAGATTCTACATCAGGGAATCCTTGCTCAGACTTAACCTCAATATCAAGAGTAACTAATTTAATCTTCTCAATATCAAACTTTAATTCTTGATCTGGATACTTATCCGAGATGTACTGATATATAAATCTCTCATTACCATAAACATTAAAATTTTCAACACCATCATATCTCTTTATAAACTCCCTACAATCACGTACACTACCTGGTTCAATCGCTTCTACAGGATCACCAGTAAGTGTTTTATATTTTGTTTTCTTTTTTGAGTCAACAAAAAGGGTTGGATAAAACTTCTCTCTGGTGGCAAAATGTCTTCCATTTTCATAACCACGAACCAAGAAGTTGTCTCCAACCATCTGAACGTTTGTATAAAATCTCATGTGTTTTTATTAACAAGCCCCAAATATTTTTCAAGAATTTGAGGTGCAACTTCTGCAAGTGTAATTATCTTATCAGAACTTATCATAAAAGTATTGTCATGTGTAAATGAACTTAACCATTTAGTAAGAGTAACTTTACCTTCTTCAATTGTAAATTTATCCTCAGTAGTGTGCATTACTACTGGATTGATTAACTTACAATCAGGTTCTCCAATTTCAGAACCTACTTCTTCAATCTCACTCAACAAGATCTCCTTGCTGGTCAACACTATCAGTTTGATTACTTTGTCCATTTGTTTTCTCTAAGTACATTTTTTCAATTGATTCCAAGGGTTTAACAATAGTAACCACTTGATCAAGAGGAATTGGTATTTCATTTTCAGAAGTTGCTAAAATCCATGGAGATAAGGTAATCTCAATAGAAGTTTGATTACTCCCATCTTCCGATAAAGAAAATCTATTAAGTTCTACTAACTGTGGATTAGTAAGTAAATAAGCAACGGGTTTATCACCAGAAATAACTTCTTTAATTTCGGCTACTATTTGCTCCTTACTCTGTAAAACAATAATTTTAAGTGACATAATTTAATCCCATCTTGTAACTGTTAATTCAATGGAGTTATCATCCATTTCCCATTCTTCTTCTATAACAAAACCTTGTTCCTTTACAGCATCATGAATTGTAAGTCTAGCATACTGTTGAGTAAGTTTTTCAAGGAATCTTTCTATTGGGATATCCTTTTTCCATGTTTGCCTATCAGCAACAAGTTCATACTCACCTGTTTTTTCATTCAATCTAAATCCAATATCAACACCAATAGAAAATTCAACCTCAGTAGTAGGATGTTCTTCTGCATGAGATGGATTTGTTATAACAAGATCAACCACTGCCATTCCTAAATCAGAAGGATTATTAACTCTTTCGCCTAATCTTTCAAGACATTCTATTAGAATAGATTTATCTTTAAGCTTGGTCTTGATTGTGCTGAAGTGTGACATTTTTTTGTGTGTTTTGTTGCTGGTAAAATTCTGGTTTAGTTTCTACATAGGTAACTTCACCAATTCTTTCTTCTATTAATTTAGTTAAGTCTTGACAGGCATTACCAACAACACCTATCACTTCTTCTGTAACTAATCCATCTTGTCTGATGGTAAATTTAAGTTTTGTTTGTTCTGGCATAGTTAAAATTGTTTTGGGTGAGTTACTACATCACCATGAATTTCACCAATATCATCGATATGTGCATGATCGATCTTCTCAATATGCAGATGTTCTAATGCATGAGCAATTCGTTCAAGTGCTGATGCAATTCTATTAAACTCATCACTCATAATAAAGTTTTATCTGTATTAATTATACCAATAAAAAAGAGGGGTGTCAACTGGATTGTGCCAGTTACCCCTCTGTCTGCGGCGAACGATATTCGCTTTTATTTATAGATACTCTTTTCGTGAGTGATGCTCTGGAACTATCTTATTCAACTGTACGGTGAGGAGTCCATCTGTAAACTCGACGGATCCAACCTTCGTATCGTCGGAGACCGTCCAGACTCGTTCAAAATTTCGTTGGGCCAATCCTTTGTGGATAAACGTTCCATCAACTTTCGATTCTTCTTTACTGCCTTTGACATATAGTTTTCCAAACTCCGTATAGACTTTGAGTTCATCTTTCTTAAACCCCGCAAGTGCGACTTCGAGTTTCGACTCATGATTATTTACTTGTATTAAATTATATGGTGGATAGTTTGATTGTGGTGATTCGTTAAAAAATCTGTCTAGGTAATCATCCATACCTATACCATTTTGTTTGATAATCTTCATTAGTTCTGGAAGATTAGCAGAATGGAATTGTGCTAAATTAGTCATTGTTCTCCTTATTAAGCGAGTGTTAATTGTGTACCCTTACGGCATACACTACTAATTATAACAATTTGCTATTTAATTATAGTTCGGTTCTCACATCCAATATTCATCTAATGTTTCTAATACGTTAGTAAGTATTCGGGATGCCGAACCTCTTTGACGGGCATCCCACTCTGGATACCATGCTTTGCTATCAACTCCGTTTTTAATTCTAGTGACTTTAGCAGTCATTTCTACTTTGTCTAAGCGACCGTTCATTCTTCTGGTTTTTTCTTCTTACTACCTATATTATACTTTGTCTCAAGTATCCAGTCACTTTTATCTCTATATGCTAATACTTTGATTTGATTTAAAGGTGCAATATCTTGTATTTTAGTTGCATCTACAACACCAACTAATCCCCAATCGGCAAGGAGTTGAGCAATACGATTTCTACGTTGAACATCATTACCAGTAAGATTAGCATGTTTTCCATCAAGTGCGAAGAGTTCCTTGAAATGTACAAGAAAATACCTTCCTTGCTTATGCAGTATATGACATGATTGATATATTTTCTTTTCCTTTCTTGATGCTACACCAATTCTTGTTAAAGTCTCACGGACTTTTAAGAAATCATCTGGTTCGTTTAGGGTCACCTCTACCATTTGTTCAGGTGTCCACTTTACCTCAGGCTCTTGAACCACACTCATTGTCTTCCTCCAGTTTCAAATTTAGATTTTATAAAATTAAGTTGTTCTTTTGTTAGGATTCGCAGAGCTTGTTTTGCCTTCTCGTTACTATAACCATAATAACGCTTTACCAAGTCAAGGTCTTTAATCTCATCTTTACGCAACCAAGGAGAGAATCTCTTCTTAGATCGTAAAGTATTTAGATAAAAATCATATTGCATTCTCTTTGGTAGAAAATGATACTGATTCATCTCATTAGAAAATAAGATAGAATCAAGATGACCAGAGTAAATACGATTCACAATATAGGGTGCATACTCCTTCTCTAATGAAGGGTCTTCATCAATTAGATTTTTCTTTGTCTGGTTTATAGAGTTCAACCAATCTTTCAGTTCCATAATTTAAAAGCAATAATTCTTTTCTTTGTTGCTGATCACGCATGTATTCGCCAACAGATCTCATTGTATATGTAAGATCAAATTCAGTAGCAGTCCAGTCTTTAAAGCGATCCTTGACTAACTGGGAAGAATTATATGATACCATCATATG